ATTTAAAACATAAAGATTGTGATTACTTCATATTACCCCAAAAAGGTAACAGAACTTTAATATTTAAAATCAAATAGTTACAATTAAAAATAAGAACTTTTTTTTCTTGTTTACCTTTTTTGAGATTTTTTAAATTTGTTTTATAAGCCCTGTTTTGGCTATGTCTTTTCAAGCATTTTCTATGTGTAGAAATATGAGGAATCAGTGTAGAAAAATGCAGAATCAATTTTGTTTGTATTTTCTCTATCCTAAGCCTTACCTATGAAAGCACAGACCAGATATTAGCTCGTCTGATTTTTTGTAGAGTATTCGACATATTTACTGCCCAGGTGTGGTGGGGGGACAACCGCCCGCCACCAGGACAATTTTGTGTTTTTAGAAATTTTTAGGCAAAAAAATACCCTCCTGATGGAGGGTTTATATTTGCATGATGATCAGGTAGGTTTAGGATCATCATGCCCTTTGTAGTTTACTTCACCATAGGTCTTGAAACGGATAATCGTTTCTCCGGCCCATTCATTGATTGTATTTGCAATACGTGCTTGCTCTGGAACAATTTCGTTATACCAAAATGCTTCTCTTGCTTCACTGATTGAACCAAATCCGCCAGCATTAGATGGGATGATTCCAAGCAGCTGTGGAGGAGTACGGAATGATGCAAGAATATCATCACGTGTAATTGCCTTAATGTTATGAAACTCATCTTTAGCAGCTAGTTCACTAATAGGGATAAGTTGAAGTCCATCTTTCTTTCCACCAGGCGCATGCAGAAAAAGATTACGAAAGTTTCCTGGACCACGTGAATCTTTCATAGCCTGTTTAATTCCCTCCACATCTTCATCATCTATTTGGGTATCAGTCATATATAAAATAAAACCAGCATGAGATCCGTTATTATAGTATTTGCGCCGGAATAGAGTCGCCGATTCATTAAGCCATGCTGATTGCAATGCTGACATATATTCCGGTACGCCATAGATTTCCTGATTAATGTCCGTTGTTTTTACACAGCAAACACTTCCTGGAGCGAACTCATGTTCCTTATACCCTTCAGTCAACATTAGATATTTATTAGGTTCCTTCATGCGTCGCATATATTTCCCCATTACCCCTCTGAACTGCATAGGTTCATTAAGTTTATTATCAATTCGCTGAAGATAACCATTACCAAAAACCAAATTATCCATCACCATTCGTTCAAAACTTGCTGAACTCAGTAATCGATGTGACCTAAATGCTGAAACCAATTGATTCTTTTTATAGATGATTGCAGTAGAAAGATAAGGAGTTGCAGAAAATGATTTGGCCAATCCATTCAAGCTAACAGGTGGTTCATAGTAGCTACCATTTAACCAAGTCTCATAATATTGAGAAAGGTCATGTTTATTGAGAACCGGCTCAGGATCTCCAAAGGTAAAAGCCTGGACTTTACTGTCAGACATTTAATAAATCTCCATAGTGGATTTTTTAGAACTTCCGTCGTTATCCAGTGACAACGGCTCATTAAAGAATGCATGGAAAATTGCAAAAGCCAGATCCGCATGACCAATGTTTTCAGCTCGCGAAGCCTCAAATGTCATTTGTTTCTGGGAAGCTGTTAGGGTCTTTTTAATCGCCATCAAAGATTGAGCTACTTCAGTTGCACCAGCATCGAATTCAAATCGGCCTTTGTTAAGAACGTCCATACCTTTCATGACTAATTGAGTTTTGACATCCACCGAATATGTGAATGTAGTTAGATTAGGGAAAAACTCTTGTACCAATTGAGCAATACCTGTCCCCATGCCAGATTTATCCATCCCGATGTAAGCAACTCGATATTTTTGGCAGATCTTTTTAATAAATGCAGCTTGGCTGGCAAAATCCATTCCTTTGAATTGATGGTGTTCAAGTAAACGGAATTTGTTATAACCAGGTTCAGGCGGTGCAATCACAACAAGGCCTGCACTGTCCCCTGATTCCGCTGGATCATAACCAACCCAAACAGGCTTATTTCCAAAAGGTCTTGTAGCTAGTGGCTTAAAATCCTTCGTCCACAACTCCCATGAATCCACCATACATGGTTGGATGATGCTAAGAGGAAATACGCTCTGGCCATCATCCACAAACTCACACATGTATAGATTGGCAAACTCATCTGCACTGTTTTCAGCAATCAGTTCTTCAATATCAAAAAGGTTACAGCCTTGTCTTTCTGCATCATAAATATTGACGATATGACGCCACATTTGGTCATTACAGAGAGCACCATTTCTTAAAGCATCATGGCTGGTATCAATCTCAACTTGTTTATCTTTTGAACGACCTTTGTTAAACGCTTCACCAGTCCAGAATTTATAAGCTTCATGTGATTTACTGGAAGGTGTAGAAAAATAAGTCTTTTTATATTGTTTCTGAGCAGCCATGGCCGATGCCACTTTTTTAAGTGTGGCAAAGCCATGTACCCAGAAGAACTCATCAAAATACAAATCACCATGATAGCTTTGAGCTGTCTTAGCGTTTGTACTAAGGAAAATGAGTTGAACTGTTTCATTTGTAGGCAAAGTGATGGTGATTGGATCTCCTTGTAGATCCACACCAATTGATTGAAGAACAAAGTCTTTAATATAGGTTTTAAAGCCGTGTGCCTGGGCTTTCGATGCCGAAAGGAAAATCTGATTTCGACCAGTAGTTACTGCTTTGATTAATGCTTCACGCGCAAAATAAAATGTCGCACCAATCTGACGAGATTTTAATAATGCTCTATTTCGTTGCTCACGAGCGCGGTACCAAACCTTTTGATACTCAAACAAGCCATCGTCAAAGTCTTCAAGTAACTTCTCAATTTGTTCTTCTGTAAGGACATTTTTAGCAGTCGGCTTACGTGGTCCAGCTGTTCTATTTTTTAAATTTGGATTTAGATCTGCTTCATTTCCACCATTGTTATATTTATTAATTTTGGCCATGCGCTCCAGTTGGCGCATAAGCAAATCTATCTCTTTAAAATCATTTGGAGTTTTCTTTTCAAGAATAATTAGTTTAACTAATTGTGCTTCTAATGCCTGGGCAACACGACCTTCTGGAGCTTGTTTTTCCCATTCATCACGGGCCTTCCAAGCATGAACATTTTTATCATTTTCATTTAAGTATTCTGCAATCGAGCTGATTCGCCACCCCATCCAGTATAAGAACTTTGCTAAGAGGCGGTTATCAAAAGTCAGAGGCGGATTTTCAGTTTTCGTATTCATTGGCTCATTAAGCCAATTTCAAACTATTGATTCATTTACGTGGCATTGTGAAAACTGTTTTCACAAGTGGGTTTTATTGATTCTTTTTCGTGTAATTCCGATTCTGCTTACTACGTAAATTATGAATTTTTTTTAAATATAAGCAGGATTCACCACTCATGAGTAAGAAATCCAAGTTTTATCGAGTTGCAGTTGCTGGAGCAACTACTGATGGTCGCGTTATTGAACCTGAATGGATTCAACAAATGGCGAAAAACTATAGCCAGGATACTTATACAGCACTAGCTAATATTGAGCATTTACGGGGTCTTCTCCCTGACACTCCCTTCGGTAATTATGCAAAAGTTATTGGTGTAAAAGCCCAGGAAGATGTTGTTAATGGTCAAAAGAAATGGGCTTTATATGTTCAATTGGAAGCTTTTGACAACCTGATTGAATTGCATAATAAAAAGCAGAAACTGTTCAACTCAATTGAAGTCAATCCAAACTTTGCTGATACCAATGAAGCGTATTTAGTTGGTCTTGCATTTACCGACACCCCAGCATCATTGGGAACACAAATTATGGAGTTTGCATCTAAAAATCCAGATGTAAATCCATTTACTTCTAAAAAGCAGCATAAAGATAATCTTTTCACTGCAGCTGAAGAAGTCTCTCTAGAGTTTGAAGATGAATCTCCTGTTTCAAATTTATTTTCAAAAGTTATTGACTGGCTAAACCCAAAACAAGAAGAACAAAGCCAAAAAACTAATGGCCAGTTCAATGAAATTGCGAAGTCTGTTGAAGAAATTGCCAAGACCTTCGGCAATACACTTAAAGAGCTAAGTGATCTCAAAGAGAATCATTCAAAACTTCAAACTGAGTTCAAAGAACTTAAAACAAAATTAGGTCACGAGCCACATCCACAAACACCACCAGCTCCAGAAAGCAATGGTAGCTATTCAGAAAAAATTGAATTTTAAAAAGTGAGTGAAAAATGCGTAACGATACACGTATTAAATTTAATCACAGCCTAAAAAAATTGGCTGAAATTAATGGTGTTGAAACAGTAGAAAAACAATTTACTGTAGCTCCAGCACCAGAACAGAAACTTGAAGAAAAAATTCAAGCTTCCAGTGCATTTTTGCAAAAAATTAATATTACCCCAGTGACTAAACAATCAGGTCAAGCAATCGGGCTTTCTGTTAATAATACAATCGCTGGTCGTACAGACACTTCAGGTAGTGGAGAGCGTAAGCCTTCTGATCCAACAGGTTTAGGTGCAGATGACTATACTTGCAAACAAACCGATTTTGATGTTGCTTTACCTTATGAAAAATTGGATGCTTGGGCTGGTTTCCCAGATTTCCATGCTCGTTGGAATAGTGCAGTTGCTCAAGCTATTGCATTAGATCGAATCATGATCGGCTTCAATGGTACTTCTGCTGCTGCAACTACGGATCGTGTAGCCAACCCTAAATTACAAGATGTAAATATTGGCTGGTTAGAAAAAATCCGTACAAAAGCTCCAGATCGTCGAATGAATAACGTAACTATTGGTGCCACTGGTACTTATAAAAATCTTGATTCATTAGTAATTGATGCTGTTGCTGAGTTAATTGATGATGTCCACCAGGATGCAACAGATCTAGTTGTGATTTGTGGTCGTTCACTTTTAAACGATAAAAATTTCCCTATCGTAAACAACGCCGAAGACAATCAAAATACTTTAGCTGGTCAAATTTTAGTAGGTCAAAAACAAATTGGTGGTTTACCAGCTGTACGAGTTCCATCTTTTCCAGACAACACAATTTTAATTACGTCTTTAGATAATCTTTCTATTTATTATCAGAAAGATTCGAAGCGTCGTTACATTGTTGAAGAACCAAATAAAAATCGTGTTGCGGACTACCAATCTTCAAATGAAGCTTATGTAATTGAAGCTTTTGAAAAAGTTGCATTGGTTGAAGGCATCGCAATTCAATAAGAGGTGATTTATGTTGAGTCCAGCTCGACGACATCGCCTGCAGGCCTTGGCAGCTAAAGCAGCTGCTTTGGCTGAAAATGCTTTTGGTGATGTTCGTGAAGATGCCAGCGTGTATTTATTACAACTGGCGGAACTAAAAAACGACCAAAATTTGCTACGTGGTATTAAATCTGAAATTGAACGCGCAGAACACAAAGCCAAATTAATCCCTAAATATATGCCGTATGTGGAAGGTATTCTTTCTGTTGAAGAGCGCACTCCACATATGCGGGATGATATTGTCACGACGATTATGCTTTGGTGTTTTGATGCTGGCATGTTTGAAGAAGGTCTCCGCATTGCAGAATTTGCGCTGAAGTATGGCCTTGATATGCCCGATACCTTCAACCGAGACACAGCTTCCATTGTTGCTGAAGAAGTAGGAAATGCAGCCAAAGCTGCCCATACTGAAGGTGAAGTTTTTGACATAGCTATTTTAGAAAAAGCAAACTCTCTTACCTCAACATTCAGTATGCATGACCAGATCCGGGCAAAACTCTATGTCGCTATGGGTCGTACTTATTTACAAAAAGAGCTTTATGCCCTAGCTGTAACGTTCCTGAAACGTGCAATTAAACACAATGAAAATTGTGGTGGAAAACAAGAACTTCAGAAAGCAGAACGCTTACTGAAAAAACAATTAGAAGAAAACCCACCTCAGCCATTACTTAATGCTGATGGTTCACCTGTTGTCGATGATTTTGGCAGTCAGGTATTTGAGGATATTTCTTCTTAATGAGTGCCAAGCACCCACCGAGGGGCAGATCTGACAATAACAAACATTCTTTTGTTGTGTTCTTGGTTTAGATCTCCACCCCTCTCTTTTAACCGAGAATAAAAATGTCTGGATTAATTGCAAACGGTACTTTTTCAAATCAGGACGTTGTAATCGATAGTGATCCGTTCTTTCCATCGGTATCAAGCAACCATATCCGTGAAGTTTTACGTTTAGATTCAAGTGTCACAAATCAACGTCTTATTTCAGCTATAGAAGCTGCTGTAATTCATGTCAATGACCAACTGGAAAGTTTACTCAGTAAAGCCCCAACTTTAGTGGAAATTACAACTAAACAGGTCAATGGAAAGCCTATTGCCGCTGTTTTGTATTTCCGTGCGGTTGCTGCTGCAGCTGGTGCAGAACTTTGTGAACGTTATCGATCTTATGACACTACAAACAACGGTAGCCAAAAAGCTGAAGAACTGACACCGACAATTGACGACTATAAACGTGATTTGCGTTTTGCCATCCGTGATTTAAAAAAAGTCCGTCGCCTCAATGTGGAGTTAGTTTAGATGAAAGAAGTCTATGCAATCCAAAATGACACAGTTGACGCTATTTGCTGGCGTGAATACGGCCGTAGCACTGGTGTAGTTGAACGAGTATTAGAAGCCAATCCGCATCTTTCTGAATTTGGTCCATTCATTCCAATGGGTACAAAAGTTCAATTACCAGACATCCCAACTCCACAAAATAAAATTCAAAGCATTCAGCTTTGGGATTGAGAGAATTTATGCCAGAACCAACAACTTCTACAGCAACCATTGCCACTTTAAGTGCAGTGTCATTGCTTCCATTTATTAATGGTAATGCGTTGCTAGGTGCAGTACTTGGGGCAGCATTTATTGCAACTTTTGAAAAAGATTTAAATGCTTACCAACGTATTCGCAATATGTTATTGGCCACTGGTATTGGTTATATCAGTGCACCACTAATTACAGAACATACATTATTAAAAGCTGATGCAGTGGCGGCCCTTATCACTTCAACACTTTGTTTATTCATATTAATCAAGGTTGTTGATTGGGTTAAAACTGCAAAGCTGTCTGATATTTTGAACATCTTTCGAGGTGGCAAGTCATGATCGAATTGTTATTTCAAACCGTTGCCGTTTTAGCTTATCTCATTTGCGGTTTTCGTATTGCAACCTTTAGTCATGGTGGAAATTTCCACCGGGGCTATTCATTCTTTGCAGCAACTTTGATTGCAGCTTTTTTAGGCCAATCAGTTCATATCTTATTTTTTAAGGATCCTGTTACGCTCTGGGATGCCATCTTTGCAATCCTTCTTGCAGTACTCATCTGGCGAACAAAAGGTAATGTGGCCAAACTCATTTGGAGTACGACATGATTTTAAAATTTGGTTCAAAAGGTGATTCTGTAGCAACTCTTCAAAAGCAATTGGCGAAGATGGGTTACAAGGGTGTTAAAGGTAAACCACTGTCGGTTGATGGTCATTTTGGTGAAAGTACTGAATTTGCAGTGATTCAACTCCAGCGTAAATTTGGCTTAGTGGCTGACGGTAAAGTCGGTGATAAAACTCGCCAAGCTTTAGCAGGTGATTCATTAAGTAAATTTTTGAAAGATGAAGACTATAAGAAAGCTGCAATACGTTTAAAAGTTCCTGAACTGGTTATTAGAGTTTTCGGAGCAGTTGAAGGCCGTGGTGTCGGATTTCTTCAAAATGGAAAGGCTAAAATCTTATTTGAACGCCATCGAATGTATTTTTATTTAAGCCAAACATTAGGTAAAACATTTGCTAATGATCAGGCAAAAATAACCCCCAATTTAGTGAATACATTAACGGGGGGCTACAAAGGTGATGCAGCTGAATATACCCGGTTAAGTATGGCCATAAATATTCATAAAGAATCTGCCCTGAAGTCTACTAGCTGGGGCCAGTTCCAAATTATGGGTGAAAATTGGAAGGATCTCGGCTATTCATCTGTTCAAGAATTTGTTGATCAACAGCAGATTAGCGAAGGCCACCAACTCGAAGCATTTATCCGGTTTATTGAGTGGAAGCCTGGCTTATTAGAAGCATTACAAAAACAAGATTGGCATACAGTCTTTACACTCTACAACGGCAAAAACTATAAAAAACTTGGCTATCAAGCTAAATTCCAAAAAGAATGGGATCATCTTGAACCTATTTATGGGGGGAAAACTGCAGCATGAAAAAGCCCCATGCTTTACGTGAATATTTGCTGAATGCGATTCCGGATTTACCCCAAGATCCGGACCGCTTACTCATCTTTGCAAATGACGGTAAATTAATGAGTACTGCAGCAAATGGATATAGTTTTGAAATGGCATATACGCTAGATATGATCATTACTGACTATGCTGGTGATGTCGATGTGTTTGGCGTTGTCCTTTTCACCTGGATTATGGACAACCAATCCGAACTCATGGCCAATTTAAATAAAGTACAAGAAGCCATTACTTTTGAAGCTGAACTCATTGATAACAGCAAATATGATCTGCACTTTAAAATCCCTTTAACTGAACGTGTCATTGTGAAAAAGAATGCTGAAGGGAAATTCGAGATCTCTTACCCGACTGAACCACAATATACTGAGTTTGGACCACCTACAGATTTTGAATTAATAGATAAGGATGGAACTACACTTGCAATATGGCGTACGGCTGATATTCAGGGACGTTCTTTAGATATGCCTTTCCCTGGGAAAAACCCATGAATAATATTCTGGATCTTGCTCTATATCTTCAACCCTTGTTAGACCGTTTGTCTCCAGGTGAAAGGGCAAAACTGGCTAAGAATATTGGACGAGATCTCCGAACAAGCCAACGCCAGCATATTACAGCACAACAAAATCCTGACGGTTCAACATATACAGCTAGACGTACACGCTTACGTGACCAGAAAGGAAAAATAAAAAGAAAAATGTTTTCCCGGATAAAATCTAACACTCATCTAAAAGTACTAAGCAATAGTGAATCAATTGCGGTAGGTTTCATTGGTCGCGTCAGTCGAATTGCTAAGGTACATCAATATGGATTAAGAGATCGGGCAACTAGATCTGCTCCAGATACAGTTTATCCAAAACGTGAATTGCTAGGATTTACTGATAAAGAGATTAATTTGGTTGAGTCCTCATTCATCAAGCATATCAATATTAAATAGCTCAACTTGTGAAAACCATTTTCACAAGTTCCCATTGCTGAAAACTAAAAAACTCTAACGCAAAGTGTTGGCATGAATGCTGACATCAATCGTCGTCTTGAGAATCTGATTCGGTTCGGAACAATCAAGACCGTAAATCCGTCTAAACCAATTCCCCTTGTCACTGTTGATCTTGACGATATTGTCACGCCTGAAATTCGCTTTTTTAATGCACGTTCTGGAGATGACTCAAATTGGGATCCACCCTCTTTAGATGAAGAAGTTATGGTGATTTCACCTTGCGGTGAGATTGGCCCAACTAGCGTGGTTTTTTATGGTCTTTATAACAATGAGCATCCCGCTCCTTCAGATGATTTAAACCAGAAAATCCGTGTATTTGCTGACGGTTGCATCATTGCTTATGACATTTCTGCTCATCAATTATCAGCCATTTTACCTTCAGGTGGCAAAGCAATTGTAACTGCTGATGGCGGTATAACCGTAAACGGGGACACAACCATCAATGGAAATCTTCAGATTAATGGCAGTACTGCCATGACAGGAAATAATACTGTCGGTGGTAGCCAGTTGGTGCAAGGAAGTAGCCATTCAACGGGTGCTTTTAGTACTGAAGCTGATGTTAAAGCTGGCTCAATTAGCTTGAAAGCACATAAACATCCTGGAGATAGCGGTGGGACAACTGGAGGGCCAATTCCATGATGTCACGTGAAAATGGCCGAGAGCTTGAAACTGAATTAGATCATATCCGTCAATCTGTCCAGGACATTTTAACTACCCCCATTGGTACAAGAATCATGCGTCGAGAATATGGTTCTTTGATCTATCAATTGATCGACTCCCCTTTTGATGAAATCGCCACTCTGCAGTTATATGCAGCGACTGCAACTGCACTTTTACGTTGGGAAGACAGGATCATTCTTAATTCAGTTTCGTTAGTGACTAATGAAGAAGGTTCATATTTTCTAGATATGGATTGCAGTCTAGTCGATGGCAATAAACAGGCCTCTTTAAGTATTCCCCTTTCAATTGGATCATCCTTATGAGTGTTGACTTTAATTCTTTACCAAAACCAAATTTTGTTGATGTGCTTGACTATGAAGACATCTTCAATGAACGTAAAGAATATTTCATTTCGCTTCATGCAGAGGATGAGCAAGAGCTTGTTCGTAAAACACTGAGCCGTGAAAGTGAACCAGTCACTAAGCTTTTACAAGAAAATGCTTACCGAGAAATGATTCTTCGCAATCAAATCAATGAAAAAGCATTGGCTACACAACTTGCATTCGCAAAGGGAAATGATCTTGATGTTTGGGGTGCAAATTTTGATGTTAAACGTTTAGTGATTACACCTGCAGATGATTCAATCACACCACCAGCCCCAGCTGTTTATGAAGAAGATGAAGATTTTCGTTACCGCATCCAAAAGAAATTAGATGCATTAAGTACTGCTGGACCAGAATCAGCTTATGAGTTTCACACGCTTTCAGCCGATAGCCGTGTTGCCCATGTGAAATGCAGTTCACCTGCCCCAGCTCATGCACTTTTAACTATTCTTCAGCGAGATACTGAAAATAATGCATCGACAGAAGAACTTAATACGATTGTTTATAACTATGTTTCTGCAGAAAAGAAACGTCCTACAGGTGACCGTGTATTAGTTCAATCAGCAGAAATCATTAACTATGAAATTGAAGCTGTACTCGTTACTAAAAATGTTCCAGAGACAGATCCAGTTCTATCAGCAGCTCAAGCAAATACTATTGCTTATACCAAAGAGCCGAAACGTATTGGCAAAGGGGTATTTTTTTCTGACCTCTATTCAATTTTAAAGGTTTCAGGTGTTGAACGAGTAGAACTTATTAGCCCAACTGCCGAGATTCATTTAACTAACTTTCAAGCTGCTTCATGTACGGCTATTAAACTTAGCGTGAGGAATGAATAATGAATTTACTTCCTCCAAACACGACACCTTTCGAAAAGAGAATTGTTGAAACTACAGCCAAAACAACAGAGCTAAACACTAACTTATCAAGCTTAATTCGGGTAGATGATGCTCCAGCAGATTTCTTATCTATTTTAGCTTGGCAATTTTCTGTTGATCGCTGGCAAGATGATTGGCCAGATGAAGTTAAACGGGCACAAATCAAGAATTCAATCAAAGTACATACATATAAGGGTACTAACTTTGCTCTCCGTTCAATTGTAGAAAGTTTTGGTTATTCACTAACTATTCACGAGTGGTGGCAAGAAAGCCCAATGAATGAACCAGGAACTTTTCAAATCACGATTGAAACGAATGGTAGAGCACTTACAGAAAAGACATCAAAGACTTTAGTTGAGCTTCTTCAAGATGCAAAACCCTTAACTCGTGAACTTAAAGGCATCGAAATTAACGTTATTAATGTTCAAGGTGAAACAAATGTGGCCTGTGGCTGTTATGGCGGTGATGACGTAACTATCTATCCGAAAGTTGATGACCCCAATTCATTGATCTATCCAGTTTTTGCTTTTTATGAGCACGAAACAACCAGTATTTATCCAAAATAGAGCGTAAAAATATGGCTGCACTTTATCATTCACTTTTTACAGAACTAGGTTTAGCTTTGCTCCGTGAATCAATTCAAAACGGAACAAAGCTGGGCATAACACATATGTCATTTGGCGATGGAAATGGTTTACTTCCAACGCCTGATGCAACATTTACCCAAATGGTAAATGAAGTTTATCGGACTCAATTAAACCGTCTTGCACCATCTAACGAAAATGCAAACTGGCTAGAAGCTGATGGTGTTATTCCCTCGGCTGTAGGTGGTTTTAATATTCGTGAAGTCGGTTTGTGGGCTGAAGATGTCATGGTTGCTTATGCAAACTATCCACCGACATATAAGCCTTCTGGTGACCAAGGCACAGCTCAAATAAAAACAATTCGTATTGTTCTACAAATTGATAATACAGCGAATTTCGAGTTAAAGATTGATGCAAGCGTTGTCATGGCAACGATTCAATCCGTTGAAGATGCCAAACTTAATGTCAAGAAATATGCTGATGAAACGAAAGTTCATATTATTGAATCTATAGAAGATTTAAATACTTTGGATAAATGGGATGGTCGTACAGTCTTTGCGAAATCTTATCGCACAGGACTTGGTAAAGGTGGTGGTGATTTTACTTATGACTCAAGTCTAGCTAATGAAAATGATGGTGTCTCTATTTTTAATGGTTGGAAGCGGGATTTATCAAGTGGAATACTAACAACACATGATGCTGGATTGATCGGTGATGGCACTGACGAGAATCCCACTGTAGCACTACAAAATTTACTTAATGCTTGTAATCACGGCTTTACACTCATTATTTACGGTCAATATCTAATCACTCAACATTTACAAATCCAAAATGTAGATAACTTAAAAATTTTTGGAGTAAATGCATCTATTACCGGAGATGCAACAAACTGGATCTGGTCCATTGACATCATACCTGCTGGAACCCTTGTTCCTCGGGGAATGCTGATTGGCTTTAAATGTAACTTTCTAAATATAAGATCATTAAAAATTGTTGGTGTTGGCCAAAATAATAAGACAACTCAAAAAGTTGTAGATGCCTTTCAAGATGGTGATTCGGGTATTCAATTATTATCTTGTGAAGCTCCTATTATTGAAAACAATGATATTAGTAATACTTTTGCGTGGGGTATTCTTTGTGAAAAAAGCAATAACGCGATTGTTCGGCATAATAAAGTTAAAGATGTTTGGCATCAATCAGGGATTAATTGTGTCGTAAATTCAACTGGTGGTACTGCACAAGTTTATGGGAACACAGTTGAAAACTGTGCACTATACTGTGTCGAATTTGAATCTTATACAGTTAATCCAACTAGTTTTATTTGCTATGACAACCGTGCATCTGATGCATATATGGGTATCACAGTAACATCAACAAACCATGCGATGATCGGAGAAATTCACGATAATACGATTAAAAATTGTGGTGAAGGTGCAATCTGGGTTACTAAAACATATCACTCATTAAACAATATCAAAGTTTCGAATAATAATATTTATAATTGTCGCAGAGGAGTATATTTATCAGCAACTGTTTATAATGCAAGTATTCTAAACAATAGATTAAATGGGACGCATTTAGAAGATGTATATAAAATTGTTTCCCCAGATCTGTTAATTCTAAAAATTATTTCTAGTAATCAGTTTTTAATCAGAAAATATCCACTAACTGTAAGTGGTACGAATGGTACATATTACATCAATGGAACAACACCAATCACAATTGCATCTGTTTCTGACTCAACAGAAAAACTTGGTCCAACAGATACTTCAGGTGACAAATATATTGTCACTATTAATGAAAATGTTCTAACCAGTAATCATCTCTTCAAGCAGCTTAAACGACTTTCTACAAATGGTTCATATAGTGAATCAGCACTAACTAGTGATGGTCCTTGTAAAGAAGTTTATTGGGTTGATAATATTGTTACATCATTCAATTACGGTATTTTAAAACAATCTGGAAATATATCTGATGTGGCATATGTAGAAGAGTTTATAAATAATAAATTTATTGATGCTAAATTTAACTCTATTTACCAAACTACGGTATTTCCAGGCGTTAAGTACAGAAACAACAAGTATAGTGGCAAATCTCCAAATCTTGCCGATGATGTTGTAAAGGGCGGTTATATTGATCTAAATGTTGGAAAAACACTTTCATTTACAACTTCACGTACAGATCCTGCAACTTCACCACCCACAGTTAATTTCACTCATCCAGCTGCAGAAACCATTATTGGCATTTATTTGGAACCTTTAGCAGCTTCAACAACGGGGAAAATGGCAATTGTTTTAAATGGGGTAACTCAAGTCAGTAACGTTACTGGAAGTGAAGCAAAAATTATTAGGTTTCCAGCAGTTCTTGTTGCTGGTGTAAACACAATCAGTATTAGAGATACTGTAGGTGATCTTTTTTACACTGGTTTTAATATTACTTTTTTGCACCCATTTAGCCAATAAGGAGAAATTTAAGATGAAAATTTTAAGCAATCAAACGCCTGTATCTGATAATTCTCTGAGTCTTGGCATACCAACGAATAGCTGGTCAGCGATCTACTCATGGACTGATACTATTCAAACATCTGATGAAAACTTAAAACAAGATATTGAAGAAATTACTGAAGCAGAAAGACGTGTTGCTTTGGCTTGTAAAGCACTAATTCGCAAATATAAATTTAAACCGTCTTGTGACATAAAAGGTGAAGAAGCACGGTGGCATATCGGAGTAATTGCACAACAAGTGAAAGCAGCATTTGATGCAGAAAACTTGAACGGTTTTGACTATGGAATTTTGTGTAGAGATGATTATGATGCTGTTACTGAACCTATCTTCGCAGAACGTAAAGTTAAAAAGCCTTATCGTGTAACGCAAATGACATCAACATATCAAAATGAAAATGGTGATGAACAGACTATTGTAGATGAACAACGTGTCCCCGATGATATTCCTTTTGATCATGATTTTGGAGATATTAAGGTCATTACAAAAATTGAAGAAGTAACTGAGACTTATGATACTGGTGAAATCCGAATTGTCCGTGAAGCAGGATCGCGTTATGCAATTCGTTATGCTGAATTAGCAATGTTTATCTTGGCTGCTTTGTAAAAACTATTTTCACGGCCCAAAAAACTTTATTCACTTACAAAAAAAGCCACGCTTCAAAACGTGGCATTTTTTATCTCATTATTCATTTGTATATAACTCATATACAAACCTTAAAACATGACTTAAAAACTCCAATTTGTAAGCCTGTGATCTGAAAACCAACCAGAATACAGGCTATTTTTATGGCTCTAGATTATCACCACGGTGTCAGAGTTTTAGAACTCAATGATGGCACTCGTCCCATTCGTACCGTATCCAGCTCAGTAATTGGGATGGTCTGTACAGCATCTGATGCAGATGCAACAAAATTTCCTTTAAATACACCAGTGTTATTGACCAATGTTCAAGCTGCTTTAGATCAAGCAGGTGATCAGGGAACATTGGCCCGTTCACTTCAAGCAATTGCAGATCAAACCAATCCTGCAACTGTAGTCGTGCGTGTAGAACAAAAAGCCGATACTGCTGAACAAACTTCCGAAATTATAGGTGGTTCAGTCAATGGTAAATACACTGGTATGAAAGCCTTGCTTGCAGCTGAAGCTCAGCTAGGTGTGAAACCACGGATCTTAGGGATTCCTGGTCTTGATACATCTGCCGTTTCAGTTGCCTTAGTCTCATTAGCGCAAAAACTACGTGGATTTGCATATCTTTCTGCAAATGGCTGTGAAACGAAAGAAGAAGCTCAAGCGTACCGTCAAACTTTTGGTGCACGTGAAGCCATGCTTATCTGGCCTGATTTCTTAGGTTGGGATACAGCGACTAATGCAACAACTACTTTTGAAGCGACTGCTCGAGCACTTGGCCTACGAGCAAAAATCGATAATGAAACTGGTTGGCATAAATCGCTTTCTAACGTTGCTGTCAACGGTGTAACAGGCATTAGCAAAGATGTGTATTGGCAGTTGCAGGATCCTGAAACGGATGCTGGCTATCTAAACCAAAATGACATTACGACTCTCATCCAACGTGATGGCTTCCGTTTTTGGGGTTCGCGTACTTGTTCTGACGACCCTCTTTTCGCATTTGAGAACTACACGAGAACTGCACAAATCCTTGCAGATACCATGGCGGAAGGGCACATGTGGGCGGCTGATTTACCACTTACACCAGGTCTGGCCAAAGACATTATTGAAGGCATTAACGCCAAAATGCGTGGAATGACTCAAAGCAATTATTTACTCGGTGGTGAGTGTTGGTTAGATCCAGTCATCAATACAAAAGAAGTCCTCAAGTCTGGCAAGTTCTATATCGACTACGACTACACACCTGTTCCACCACTTGAAAACTTAGTGTTACGACAACGCATTACTGACCGTTACTTGGTCGACTTTGCTTCACGTGTAACAGCAGGATAAGGACTAGATCATGGCTATACCAAGCAAATTAAAACTCTCAAACCTATATAACGAAGGTAATTCATATCTTGGCCAAACGGGTGAAGTAACCTTGCCAAAATTGACACGCAAGATGGAAAACTGGCGTGGTGGCGGTATGAACGGTCCCATTAAATGGGATGCGGGCATTGGTGATGATGCGATTGAGATGATTTGGAAACTCGGTGGTATTGATAAACTCATATTAAAACAATGGGGTGCCGCCACTATTGGTGCAATCGGTTTACGTTTTGCTGGTTCATATCAGCGTGATGATACTGGTGAAGATACTGCAGTCGAAATCGTAGTCCGTGGGCGTCATGAAGAAATCGACTTTGGTAATGCCAAAGCTGGTGACGATACCGAAACAACAGTCAAAACAATTTGGTCTTATTACAAGCTCACTATCGATGGTGAGGTTGTTATCGAAATTGATATCCCTGGTATTAAAGAAATGGTTAACGGTGTTGATATGCTCGAAAAGCACCGTGCCAACATCGGCTTAATTTAACTTTCCATCCCTCTGTTCATGTCCCGTGAGCAGAGGTTTTTTTATATATTTTTTGGAGCTTTACCATGCAAACTTTAGAGCAAGTTGAAAACACTGCAACCATTAATCTAGATGTTCAGACTGTAGACCTTGATAGTCCAATTATGATGGGAAATCTAGAAATTAAATCTTTAGAGATTCGAAAACCAAATTCAGAAGCATTACAGGGATTGAAAATTGCTGACTTATTACAAGGTGATGTCTCTTCAATTTTTACTATTCTGCCTCGTATTAGTTCGCCAACATTAACGAAGACTCAGATCCGTCAGCTTGAACCTTCGGATATTGCACAAATTGGTGGAGTAATTTTACTTTTTTTGCAACCGAAATCAGCACGTGCGGAAGTATTACGCCAACAGTAGACGATGCAATAGCAAATATTGCGGTGGTCTTTCATTGGCCACCGCAAGCCTTTAGAGATATGTCACTCAGTCAACTGATGCAATGGCATCAAAAAGCCATTGATCGTAATGGAAATGATGCCGAATGAAACCCTTAAAACTTGAAGTCCTGTTTGGATCAAAAGATAGTTTAAGTCCAGCTCTCAAGTTAATGATTGGAAGTAGCAATGCTGCTTCCAAAGCATTAAAAAATACCCGTGATGAATTAAAACGACTTAATGACCAACAAAGGCAACTCGATTCATTTAAAAAGCTTAAAGAGGATGTTAAACAAGCCTCTACTGAACTAGAACGCAATAAAAAAATAGTACAGTCACTGCGTGAGCAATTGGCGGTAAATCCAGATGCTAAATTGACAAAAGAATTAAAAAAGGCAGAAACACAAGTTAAGCAATTAACTAAGGTCGTAACTGAAGGTCGACCACGTCTAATTGAACTCAGAAATGAACTAAACAATGCCGGTCTAAAGTCGAAAAACTTTGCTGACCAGCAGCAAGAATTAAAAGAAAAAATTAATGCAGCCAATACATCGATCGACAGTCAAAAAAATAAGCTGGAAAACCTAAACCGTTTCCAAAAATCACATAGCAATATGTCGGGTAATGTACGGACTGCAGCTATGTATGGAGCTGGTATGGCTGCAACTGGTACCGCAGCCTTATATCAAATGCGTAAACCAATTGATGAAAATAAAAGGATGGATGTTCTGGAAAATAGGATTGGAGCGCTCGGATTGGGAGATACATCAACAAAAGAAGCAACAGAATTTGCAAAAAAAATGAAAACGTATGGGACTAGCATGACTGAAAATATGAGTTTAATGCTAGATGGGACATCGGCATTTGCTGATGTTAACCATGCGAAAATGGTTACTCCAATGTTAGCCAAAATGAAGTTTGGCAATACTGCGATGTATGGTGATGAAAAAGGGGCAGATAACGAAAAAAAATTCATGGATATGCTTAAAGTCATTGAAATGCGAAATGGATTAAAAAGTGAAAAGGCGTTTAAAGACCAAGCTAATATTATTCAGCAAGTCATTACGGCTACAGGTGGACGTGTACAAGCTGAAGAGTGGTTAAATGCAACTAAAAGAGGTGGTATAGCAGTCCAAGGTCTTACAAATGAGGCTTTATATTACAAAATGGAACCTATAGTGCAGATGATGGGGGGACATGGTTATGGTAATGCTGCAATGTCTGCATATCAAAACATATATCAAGGACGAACGACTCAAAGAGCAGCTAAAAATCTCGATAAATTTGGTCTTATTGGTGACTATTCAAAAGTTAAGCATAACAAGACAGGTGATTTATCTTATTTAGATATCGGCGCGATTAAAGGTTCAGATTTATTCAAAAAAGATCAATTTGCTTGGATGGAACAAGTGCTTATTCCAGCAATTAATGCAAAAGGAATTACAAGAGATGATGATGTGGTCGATGCAATTGGAAGTCTCTTTAGTAACCGTACTGCATCCAACCTTTTTTCCCAAATGTATATGCAAAGAGACAATATTCATAAAAACATAAAATTGAATAAAGGTGCTGCAAATATTGATCAGTTGAGCGATAGGGCGCAAAACACAGTTTCAGGTAAAGAGTTAGAAGCGCAGGCAAAACTTCATGATGCCTATTTACAATTTGGCCAGACTATTTTACCGATCTATACCCAAGCACTTGTCATGGCAACAAATGCGATGCAAGGCTTTACGGGTTGGATGCAACAGAACCCGACATTAGCAAAAGCATTAGGAACAGGCCTTTTATTGATAGCTGGTGGTTTAGTTGCTATTGGAGGTTTACTTCTAGTCTTCTCACCACTCATTTTAAGCATGTTAAGTTTGCGACTTATGATGGTGACATTAGGTGTGCAAGGTAGTGCATTAAGTTTTGCATTCCGACTTCTACTTTCACTTTTCTCACTATTAAGAGGAGCTATTACTGGAGTCGGATCTGCACTAATGTGGTTAGGCCGTTTGGCGATGGCACATCCTCTTTTGGCTCTGATTACTGCAGTCGCTTTTGGCGTTTATTTGATTTATAAAAATTGGGACACGATTGGTCCTTACTTCCAAAAAGTTTGGACCATGATTAAAGGCTTCTTTCAGAGCGGTATTGGCAATATATCTGCAACTATTCTGAATTGGTCACCACTTGGCCTGTTCTATTCTGCTTTTGCAACTGTGATGAACTGGTTCGGATTTGAGTTACCAACAAAATTTTCAACATTTGGTGCAAATATTATTAATGGCTTGATCAACGGTATTAAATCCTATTTTCCGAAATTAAAAGAGATCTGGAATAAAGTTGCAGACTACATGCCTGATTGGTTGAAACAGCGAATGGTTATCCGAAGTCCTAGTCGTGTGATGGCTGGTCTAGGTGGGCATATCGTAGGTGGTATTGGCATGGGTTTAACTCAAGCCTTCCCAGAGTTAAAGAATAAATACAACCAAGTTCTTAATTTGTTCACAAATAAAGCTCAATCGCCAGCTATGGATCAGATTGATATTGCTGCGCCAGTTATATCTAAAATACAAACCGCACCAAATTTAACATCAAGTCGTCAGTCTTCATTGGCTGTGGCTGGAGACACTTATACGATTCATATTCATGCTGCTCCAGGACAAATGGTTCAGGATCTTGAACGTCAAATTGAACAAGTATTTATGCGATTACAACGCGACAAATTATCACGTGTACGCACAATCATGGCAGATCAGGAGTAAATCACATGATGATGATATTGGGTATGTTCCCGTTTAGTATCCCGACTGCGGTTTACCAGCAGTTACAACGCAGTACCAATTGGCGGCATCCAAGTAATTCCCGTGTTGGTGAAATGCCAGCCTATCAGTTTGTGGGTAGGGGAGAAGATACAATTACCTTAGAAGGAAGTATTGTGCCGGAGTTTGGTTCTCAGATGAGTATTACGGCTTTACGTACCATGGGTGATACAGGTAAAAATTTTCCTCTTATTGCTGGAACAGGTAAGGTTTTTGGGCTTTATCACATAGATGATTTGCAAGAAACCCAAACCTATTTTTTTAAAGATGGTACCCCCCGCAAAATTGAGTTCAGCTTAAAACTGACACAAGGACAGAAACCAGGAACTCTTATCGGCAATGCTGCTGGCAAATTAATAGGCTTATTATGACCCTTATTTCCGCACTAAATTCAGTTGTTGATGATGTACTGCAGGCAAGTGCAGTTCCAATTTATAAACTTGTTGTTGATGGCGTGGATATCTCATCAAAGGTCAACAATCGCTTAGTGCAAATGCGTATTGAAAACAAACGTGGTTTTGAAGTTGATACGCTTGATTTAACATTGTCTGATCATGATGGCCTGCTTGAAATCCCAAGTAAGGGTGCAGTCATTCAGGCATGGCTTGGCTGGCAGTATTCTGGTCTAGTGTATAAAGGTAGTTACATCGTTAAAGAAGTAGAGCATGGGGGAGCACCTGATACACTTCGGATCCGTGCGACCAGTGCAGATATGAAAAAGTCCTTAAAGCAAAAAAAGGAACGCAGCTTTGATAATATTGCACTGGGGGATCTGATTAGAAAGATCGCAATCGAACATGATCTTAATGACCAAGTATCTGAAGAACTGGCCAAACATAAAATCATTCATATCGATCAAAATGAATCAGACGCAAATTTGCTAACTCGTTTAGCAGATGAGCACGATGCTATAGCTACCATCAAAAACGGTACATTACTCTTTATGCCAAAAGGTCAGAGTCAGACCATTTCTGGCCAAGATTTACCAACTTATCTTTTGACCAGGACAAAGGGCGATGAACATCGTTATAGCTATAGCGATGGAGGTGAAGAAGTCACGGCAATTCGTGCTTTTTATTATGATGAGAAGATGGCCAAAAAACTTGAAGTCATTGTTGGCGATCAATCTAACGAAAATATAAAAGAATTACGTCATATTCATCGTGATAAACAGACCGCAACTTTAGCTGCAAGAGCCAAACTTAATCACTTTAAACGAACAGCCGAAACGCTCACATATAAGCTGGCCAAGGGGATACCAGATCTTGTCCCGGAGCAGACTTTTTTATTTATTGGGATCAAAGAACAAATTGACGAAATTTATTGGCTTGGTACAACTATCACAGATACGCTAGACAGCTCTGGTGGATATACAACTGATCTTCAGCTTGAAGTTTTTTTCCCAGATGCAGACGATGTATCTGAATTATTCGAAGACCAGTTTGTCTCAGAAAAAGATAAAAAATGGACTGGAGTCGTTGTTTATTATCAAGAGGGAGATAAGGCCGTAAAACTTACAAAAGGGGATCAAGCAAACCCTAAACACTTCTCTTATCTTTATCTAACTAAAGCTGGAGCACAGCAACGGCTTGATCGTGAATATGCGTTATTAGACCTTGAAACAGGTAAATTTACTGCTCATAACGAACTAGATCAGAAACCTTATACTGGCTTGAAAACTCAATACACGGTTGGAAAGAATAAAACCCCGCGTCAGTGGGTAACTTTAGGTGATCAATCAAATCCAAAAGTGATTGATCGTGTCTTTCATAGTAAAGCTGCTGCTGAAAAACGATTAAAGCGCGAGTTACCGCGCCTTAATGCTAAAAAAGATATGCTTGAGCAAGTCAAAACAGATCAAAAGTTATAAATGATTAACTCATTGCCATTATGCTCTTCATGAGCTGCTTTTGAGTTCACGGACCAACGGATTTTACGATGTGTCATTTGATAGTCCTTAAATAGTTCTCTCACTTCAGGCACATCGTTCAAGCTTAAAATGAACTTTCCTTTAATCTTATCTAGCTTGTCTTTTAAAGTATAAAAATCATCTTTAGACCAAATGCCTTTGCCATAAACATTTTCGCAATCCCAATAGGGTGGATCTAGATAAAACAATGTGTCAGGACCATCCAAGCGATTGATGACATAATCATAAGAACGATTTTCAATGACTACATTTAACAGCCGTTCATGAATAGACAGTAAATGTTCCCGTAGACGTTCCCCTAGACGTACACGATTAACTCTATCTTTTGAATAAGTAAAAGAGCCATCTAATTGGCAACCAAATGAAGAGCGTATTAAATAATAAAATTTAACTGCCCTTTGAATATCAGTGAGACCAGATTGATCACGTTTAAAATCGTCAAATTGGGTTCGTGAAAATAACAACAATTCAAATTCAGTAATGAAGGCATCAAAGTGAAATTTTAAAACTCGATATAAGTTAATTAGATCGTTATTGATGTCATTAATAACTTCGAAAGTGGAAGGGGTTTTTTTAAACAGAACCCAGCCAGCTCCTCCAAAGACTTCGACATAAGTTTTATGTTCTGGAAGCATATCAATGATAGTTCTAGCTAGCTGTGATTTACCGCCGAGCCAACCACTGAAACTATGGCCACTAGGATTGTATTGTGGTGAGAGGTTTTGTGTCATGAATCTTACCTGATTGTGTTTGATGCTCTGGGCATTCAGGTAAGGCACTCTGGGTGCTCTGGAATGTATTTAATGTTTTACAGCGGGGGCATTTAATCTCAAAGTGATCAAATCCCTTTGTTTTAGCCAATAATTTAAAACAACATTGGCATTTTAAATTTTGCATATATTTTTCTGCATTAGAAAAACCAACTAAATACTATAAAAAATATAGAAAAAGAACAAATATTTGTTCTTTTAATTTAAAATATATATAAATATGTTCTTAGGATGTGCCGAATGAATTCACCCAATAACTACAACAAAATAAACAAGAACAATTCCCGCCCACAGATAACCTGCCCCCACTGTAAAAGTACTAACTTAAAGATCAGATCAAGTGAACAAAGACATCCTTTACTTAAAGATGTTTGGCTCACATGCCCTAACTTATTTTGCGGATTTACCTGTGGTGGGCATATTGAAATTACTCATACTATTTCACCGAGTGCGGCTCCAGATCCTCAAATACATATACCTACTTTATTAGAGTTAAAAGCAACAAATGATGAGAATTGGGAAGAAAATGATGTGTAAATATTTAAATATAGTATTGCTAAGCGTAGTGTTGTTGGGATGTTCTTCTTCTAATGATGCAATTAATGCATTAAAAGCAAATGGATTTACGGACATTCAAACTGATGGTCATGCTTTTTTTGCTTGTAGTAAAGACGATACATTTTCCACAAAATTTACAGCTAAAAATAAAGATGGCCAGAAAGTTAAAGGTGCTGTTTGCAGTGGTTGGCTGAAGGGAGCGACTATCCGTTATGATTAATGTCACACCAGACCATTCAATTGCACATGAAGCTTATGAAGCTTTAAAGAACCTTAAATGTGATTACGTAAATATCATTGCCCATACCTATCAAAAGACAGCACATGAAGAAGGTTTTTTTATTGCAGGCATTTATCCAAATTTTAATGAAGGGGGATTTAATCGCTTAGATTGGTTAGCTGAATATGAGCAGCTGCAGGAAAAAATTTAACTAGGGCCGATTTCTACAATTTGTAATTCTTCTAGTGGTCAATTTTTATATAATGTACAATCTATTGATCTAGATACTGAGTATAAAAGAAATTACTTATGTTAATTCAGCCACAAACCCAAATTGATAAACTATTGGGAGAGTTATCAAACTTACCAAAAGGTCGGGTATTGTCTGAATTTGCACTAGCTAGATTTCTAAATCAAGCTGATAAGCTTATTTCATTTGATGCTGCTCACGCTTGGCATGTAAAAGGCGTGGCAAATTATTACGCAAATGAAGTGGCAGAAATGATTCGCTGTTTTGATATAGCAATAAATTTATTACCTACAGACCGAACACTTCTAAATAACTATGCCGCATGTTTAATGAATCAAGGGCAACTTGAGGAGTTATACGAGCTTGTGAAATCACATATAGATTTTTATATAACAGATATCGATCTTATGCTGAAATTAAGTCGACTCGCTTTAGATAGATTCAATAAAAATTTTATAGATGAAATAAATCAGTTGTTTGATATGTATTCTGGATATCCGCATATCAATCAAATTCAGCAAGAGTTCTATTTAGAAATACAGAAAGTTGCATCAAAATTAGAGAATCTGAATATCTCATGGAATGATGCTCTTCAAGTTTCAAACCTAGCATTTCAGCTTATGTTTAATAACAAAGTAAGATCAAATTCTCTTGTTAGAATCAAAGCTTCAGATGATGAAATAGTAAATATTATTCCTTTATATACAGATATCGAAACCGTTTTTAAGTTAAATGATGAAATTTTTGACGAAATTTTTTCGAGAGGTTTAATTGATGTATGGAATAAATTTATGTGTATGTTTGTTGTTGCAAGTCATGATGCGATAGCTGCATAGAGGGTATAGATATTCAATGTCAGTTAAAGCACGAGATATATTTCAGCATGCTGAGTCTTTTTTTGATCCTAAAAATTGTGATGAAATTGTAGCTAGGATGCTGATAAATAGAGCATATTATGGTATTTATGGTTATGTTTTGAGTGAGGTAGAGAATCGTCTTTTCTATGATCTAGACAAATCAAATCCTAGTGTACATCAAGCCCTCATTAACACCTTTAAGTACAAAAAGTGTTCTTCAGTAGATCAACAAAAATTAGTTGCTAAAATTGCAACACAGTTGCGTCAGGCAAGATTATTAAGATCAAATGCTGATTATGAATTGCAATATCATATAACTCACAAAGATACTGAACAGGCTCTTTTATTGGGCAAACAAATTTTTGAAATGATTGAGTTACTTGATATTTAGACGTTCTCTTAAATTTTAATACGTTAATTAATCTAACAATGTACCAGAGGTTCTGTACTTAATGAGTTGGGCAGAAGCTCCACAGATGTGGCTGGCTGGATATAGAGAAAAACATGATCAAGATAGCTTAGATTTTAATTAAAAGTTGTCTACTTTGGAGGGGAATGTGGGACTGTTCTAAATTTTGTGTAAGTACTTAATTTTCATTTATCCTTCAGAGGATAATTACAAAAGGTACTTCACATGGATGAAGCAACAATCAAAAGTATGGCTGCCGAATTGGCTAAAGGTCTAAAAACACCAGAAGACTTAAACCAAATGACAGCAGTCTTTAAAAAATTCATGATTGAAACTGCACTCAATACTGAACTTTCAGACCATCTCGGTTATGAAAAGCATCAGCCCAAGAAAGGCTCAAATAGCCGTAATGGGTTTAGTTCTAAAACCATTACAACTCAAGATGGACAACTGGCTTTAGATATTCCCCGTGATCGAGAAGGTTCATTTGAGCCACAAATTAT